CGATGTAGAGACGCGCCTGGCCCGAGGTATTGGCGGGCTTCTTGAGCCGCACCCACCAGCCGAAATAGCTTCGCGGCCCGCGCTGGGTCTGGATGGTGTGGAAGCCCGGCTCGGTGACGGTGACTTCATTGCCCTCGAACAGGAAGCGCACATTGTCGATCCCGAAGTTCGGGCGCAGCGTGCCTTCATCATTGGCCATGGCGATCACGCCGACATCGAGCGTGTCGGTGAAATACTGGAAGGGCGGCACGAGCAGTCGCAAGGCAGGCTTGGCCGTGGTGCGCGTCGGATCGGTCGGGGTGGACGCAAAGCCGCTTCCCGCCGTGCCCGTCCATGCGGCGGCGGGTTCAAGTTCGGGCACCACAGGTGGCGGGGGCGGGGGCGGCGGCGGGGGCGGGAAAATCCCGCTCGCGCCGTTCCAGAGGCCGGAACCGCCTCGATACAGGCCGCTCCCGACAGACAACCCGGGCGAGCCACTATAGAGCCCGCTTGCCATGCCTCACCCCGTAATCCCGGATTGAATGACAGTAAGGCGGGCAGTACCTGTGCCTGAAGTGACATTGAGCCTGACAGCGGCGGGCACGAAAGCGTAGTTGCCCTGCTTGCTGGTGGTCTGAGCGACGAGGGCAGAGTCAGGATGATCGACCCACGTCGGCGTAATCGACGCATCAAACACGTTGTCCAGCGTTTGCTGGACAGTGTAAGTGACCGAGCCGGTCACACTAACCTGAAGCGAGATCTCAGGGCGTCCGTGGATGTCGAGGGGGGCCGCTGGCGTCTGGCCAGTGCCGGTCTGGGTCAGAACGATCTGGCGCATCTATGTCTCCAAAGATAGGGGCGGCTCGCGCCGCCCCGCAGGATCAGTCGTCCGAGGACTTCTGGACGTAGAGCAGTGTGACGACGACCTGACCAGCAGTGGGCTGGCCAACCGAAGTCACCGTTGCCACAACGTCCGTATTGTTACCGATATCAGCAGCCGCCGAGAGCTGCGCAGCAGTCGGAGTAAGCGACTTGCGGCCGACCGTCTTGACGTCAGTGCCGGTCGCATACTGCGTGCCAGCCGGAGCCGTGCCGACAGTCAGTGTGGCGCTGGTGGCGCTGTTATAGGCGACAGTGACATCCTCGAGGATCTGCAGGATCTGCGACCCGCGTGGGAGCTTGAAAGTCGCGTTCTGGACGAGGGTGTTATCGAAGTTGATCGTCTTCGACTGGCTGAGAACGACAAACCCGACGTTCGGGCCGCCGGATGCGCCTGCAGGCTTATCCCCGACCGCGAGGGGGCCGGTCCATGAAGTGAGTGCCATTGTGCTCTCCTATAAAGGAGACCGGGGGGCAGAAGCCCCCCGATCATGTCAGATGCCCGGAGTGCCGTAAACAGCGCGCGGGTCGGTCCAGCCGAACGCGTAACGCTCAGTGGCCTTGTAGCGCATGCCGCCAGTCTCGAAGTCACCTTCCATCGCCTTCTCGAGCTTACGACGCATAGCAAGCTTAAGACCTTCAGGGGCGTCGGTCTGAACCCACCACGCAGTGTTGGAGGTGATGCGCGACAGGTTAGCCTGCCCCTCGGACAGCAGCCCCATTGTCTTTACGGGGTTGATGTCGTTGTTCGCAGTGCCAGCCCGCAGCGCCGACTTGAGCAGGACTTCCGCTTGGAAGACATTGCTAGGCCCGGTGATGATCTTCTTCGGCGTAAGCCGAATGCGCTTGCCGTTATTATCGACGGCGTTGCGGATCTGGATCAGCATCTGCTCCAAAGAGGTCTGAGACAGGTTAGCCGCAGTGTTGAGCTGGTTCGAAAACGTGCCGCCCGCGATAGGGTGAGCGCTGTTAACCAGCGACACACCATCGCCGCCAACATAAGCACCACTGAACGAGCGGTTGAGAATGTTGGCGCCGAGGGTCTCCTTGGTCTCGATGAGCGACTGGGCGAGGTGACGCGCATAGGTCTGGCCGATGCGAATGTGGTCGCCGTCTTCAACGAGAACCTTAGTCAGCGCGAACGCCAGACCGTAGACCTTGTAGACGTAGCGCTGGATGAACAGCACGCCGCCGCTCTGGTAGGTCACCGGCATGCCGTCAGGCAGCTCGGGGGCCGCGCCGAAGCCGTAAAGTACCGGCTCTTCGTGGTAGTTACGGGGAGTACCCATGAACTCCTTGAAGACCATTGCGTACTCATCAGCGCGCTGCTCATAGATGCCGTTGAACTCTTCGTTCAGAATCGGCTCGACGATGGCGCGGAAATCAGCGCTCCGCATGGGTGTAGCCATTGCTCAGGCCTCCTTAATACGCGACGCGGTCAGCGACGTTCTGGTGCCTAGAAATCTGGACCTGAACGATGGTGAAAGAATCCCCGGGCGCGTTATCCGGTCCGGGAGCGATGCCGATGATACGAAGACCGGCGTTGCCGGTGCTGGTGAGCGTGGCGGTGTTGAGCATCATGGCCGACAGACCGGTGACGGTCGAACCAGTGCCAGCGGTGGTGAAGTCGGCCTGACTGCCGATTTCGGCCGTGTCCACCGGGCCATTCGCTTGGATCTCGTAGACGATCGAAGGGTCGAGGGTGGCATAGGCGATGATGTCGCTACCGGTGGTGTTGGCGAGCCACTTGTTGTCGACCACACGACGGCCTTGCGAGTTGGTGTATTCAACACCGCAGAAAGTGCCGATGAAACGATCGGTAGGGGCGGCCGCTTGGAGAGTGCCATCAGCAGCCAGCCTGACGGGCTGGCCGGAGAGAATGTTCGACGCATAGCCCGACGCAATCGAATACGCAGTAGGGCGGATTACCCCATGCGGCGAATACGCCGGGCGAAGGCCGAACGGATTGGAAACAGTGGACATTGTACTGTACCTTCAGATCGGGTTGCGTGGCGCAGCTAGATGAAAGACACCCGCTGCGGTGCGGAGCGACGCAAGTCCTCCATACCATCACCCTCGATCAGCTTGGCACCGACTCGTTCCGCCTGTTCGCGCATCCTGTCGGCAACTTCCGAGATCTTTTGTTCTTCGCGCAACGGAGCGTTGAAGTGCGCTTCCTGCATGAACTTCTCATAGAGGCTCAGGGGCAGCTTGAACGCGAGCATCTCGTTCACGCCGATGAAACCGGCGTATTCACCGGTCTTGATCGAAGCGAACTCCATCCCCGGCACTTCTTCCGCCCTTACCGGCTCGTAACCGAGCTGCATCCGGCGGTGGATCGGGTCGCGGGGGTTGGTAGTAGTGAGCCAGCACACATGATAGCCATCGATGTTAGGCAGGTCAGGGAGTGCGTCGTTGAATAGCTGATTGCGGAACATCTCCAGCCTGTCGTCCTCGCTGATTTCGCGGCGCTCGGTGACCTTGCGGTCCTGCGCAGCACGAGTATCGCGGCGACTGACCACATCAAAGTCCGCGTGCTTCTTCAGGCGATTGTCTTCAGTGCTCATGGTGTCTCACTCCTTGTTCTTCAGCGAGCCGTACCGTTATCGTAAGCCTGATACGCCTTCAGATAGCGTTGGCGGAGAACAGGATCATCCCATACTCCAGCCTCAATCATAGCCTGTTTACGTTCCGGTGTCACGTAGATTTCTTTCTTGGTGCTCACGGGCGCGTGTTCACGCGAGTTGCCCATCGGCGGCGCCTTCTTTCGGCTCTGCTGCGCGGGCTTGGTAGAACTCGTCTCACCAAGCGCGTCGGCGACGCGGGCGGTCAGTTCTTCCCAATACTCGCGGGTGGCCGGGTCATAGCCTTCCTGCGCCAGCTCGTTGTCGATCGCCTTGGTCAGAGCGCTGTCCCTGTCCCGGCCCTGCGGATCATACCACGGATTGGCCTGCATCCACTGCCTAGCGTAGTTGACAACAACCGGGTTGATCTGCGGAGGCGGCGGGTTCTGCGCCATTTGCTGACGTTGCAGCATTTGCTGGCGAGCGGCAGTCAGACGTTGCAGCTCGGCTGCCGCGCTGTCGCGGATGCGCAAAGCAGCAACCATGTCATCGCCGTTACCGGCTTCAGAGGCCTTGGCCATAATGGTCTCGGCCTGTTGGATATCGCGCTGCGTGCGAGCGATCTGCTCCTCGAGGGAGCGCGTCGTGCTGAACGCAGCGAACCCTTCGATAGCAGCGAGACGCTGCTGCTGGGCAGCGACGAGTTGCCTGAGTTCGGCCAGTTCGCGCTGCTGCATCTCACGCGCGCGTCGCTGCATCTCGCGACGCTTCCTGCGCCGCTCGCGGTTGGTGTTGCTTGACGTGATGTCGGCCTCACTGTCTTCCTCGCTTTCGGCCAGACGATCGTCCTCACCGTCCTCCTCGTCGTCCTCCGCCTCAGCCACAAGCGTCGCCTCGGGCGTCGCCTCGGGCGTCGCCTCGACGGGGATCAGTTCTTCTTCGGTGTTGTTGGTGTCATCATTCTCGGTAAGCGTTGTCATGACCAGCTCCCTTCTGTAGCTTTATCGATCAGATGAAGGCCTTGATGGCGAGCGGGTCGCCAGTGACTTTGCCGATCAGATCAAGGTCGTTGAAGATAACGATAAGAGCTTCGCCCTTTCCGTCTGCCGTTTTGACCGTCCAGCGGTCGCCGCCGTACTTGGGCACGCGCACGAAGTCTCCCGGCTCGCACCAGTTGCCTTCGGGCCAACGCTCCATGGTCGTGCGGTTTCTGAACGCGAGTTCGCCCAAGCAGAGCACCTTCGCAACTTGAGTGTTCCAGCTTTCCGTCTCGCGGGTCTCGTCAGGGATGATGATACCGCCCTTGGTCACCGTCTTGGCGGTGCGGACCTGCACCAGCACGCGGCTGCCAAAAGGCTTTACGCCCGGGTCGCAAGGCGGGAACGCCTCGTCCAGACCCTCGTAGGAAAACTCAACTTTATTAGCAAGTTCGTACATCTGCGCTTCCTTTCCGTACGGCTAAAGGTCGAAGTCTTTACGCTCCTTCTCGGAGATCAGGTCAAGAAGCAGATTCTTGGCGATGTCCAAACCGGCATACATGCCGACTGCCCGTCCATACTCGAACGCGTCGCGGCCAGCAGGACGCTCCAGCGCATCGCGCGCCAAGCGCGCTTTCTCGTTCTCGAGGTGCTGGATGTACTGCTCGATCCTCACGCAGGCGTCTTCGGGCTGGGCTTGGTCATCTTCGGCTCATAGCCCATCTTCATGAGCTTGTGCATGTTGGTGTTCTGAGGGCTGCAGCCGCAGTTGTGGCTAGCGGCCTTGCTCTTGGTGTCATTCTTCATCACAAACCTCCCGGGTTGGGGTTGATGCCGGTGCCAGTGCGCAGATTGCCTTGATCTCCGGCGGCGATCTTGGCTGCGGTTATCTCTTTGGCCGTGCGGTTGTCATCAGCGTTCATGGCCATCTTGGCTTCGCGGTCGGCAGCCTCGTCTTCGCGTTGCGCGTTGATCTTGCTAGCCTCTACCAGCAGCTGCTTGTCGCGATACTGCTGATCTGCCGCCAAGCGCTGCGCCTCGAGATTGAAGCGCTGCTGCGCCTCCTGCGCTGCCTGCCCCAGCTGCTGCAGCTTGATCTGGCTTTCGGTCTGGATCTTCTGACCCTGCAGCTCGATCTTCTTGGCCTCAAGCTCGACGAGCGGATCGGGCGGCATCTGCGCCTGCTGCTGGATCTGCGCCAGCATCTGCTGCGCCTGCTGGATGACAGGAGCGATCTGGCCAAACACGCTGCTACTTTCGGCGATGACGTAAGTCGACGCCTCGGCGAGCATACGATCCAGCTCGGGCTTGGCTTCCGGCTCCTCGTTGATGTCGCGCATCAGTTCGCTGACATCCTCGCCAAGCGCGGTGCTGGCGATGTTGACAGTCGAAGCAACGTACCACAGAGCCATGTGCTCGCGCAAGTGGTTGAGCATGATGGGAAGGAAATCCGGCGCAAAGAGAGGGTTCATGCCAAAGGCTGGCGACGTCATGAAAGCCAAGTGCGTCTTGAGATGGGCGATGTGATCTTGATCGGGGAAGGCCGTGATCGGACGGCCCAAAGACGCCGCCACGTTCTCGTTGACCGCGTTCTGCTCGCGCGGCTCGAGGGGTGGGTCGAGAAGATCGGTGGCGTTGGGGATCTTGAGCGTAGCCAGCAAGCGCTCCTCGACCTTGCGCAGGTTGTAGAGCTGAGGCATGGCCGCGGCGCGCTGGGCGACAGCCTGCACCTGCGCATAGCGCTGCGTCTCACTAAAGATGTTCGGATCGCTGACCGGAACGACATCCAGCCCGCCATCGAAGTCCTTACGGCTGGCGATCAGCTCGCCTGCCTCGCGCTCCAGCCGCTCCTCGTCGAGGTAGTCGCCGTTAAGGCGATCAAGGATGCGTAGCATGCGCGACATCGCCGAATGCAGGCGCGCGTGAATCGACGAATAGACGGTCGCGCCCTGCTCGATCAGAGCAAGCGTCGTGCCGACCGGAGCGTTGGGGTTGTTATCTGCCAGACCGTCAAGACTGGCGCGCACAACGCTCTTGCCCGCGTCAACGAGGAAGCCGAGCAGCTCAAACAGCACGGGTGACGGCTGCGGGTAGGGCAGGGGCATGGCCAGCTTGCGCACGTCATCGACGTTGACGCCGCCCTCGATTTCGGTGACCTGACCAGACTGGATCTTGACCGACTGGCCGCCAACACCAGCGCCCTTGAGCTTCACCATCGTCTGGCTGTTGGCGATGAACGCGCTGTCGAGCAACGCGCGCAATGCGCCAGTGGCAGCACCGCTCAGACTGCCGATGATGTGAGGCAGGCCGATGGCGTAAGCGCCGCGCCAAGGGATGAAAGGCCATTCGACAAACCAGTCGATCTCGGTCTTGCTTTCGTCACCCTCTGCCCAGTTGCGGTAGATCGAGAGAACCTTGCCTGAGACCTTGTCGATGCTGATGATGTAGGGCGCCGCACCATCACCCTCGATGTCCGCCATCGCGAAGATCTCGAATATCGTGCGCAGGCCATCCTCGTTGTAGCTGCTGGCGCTGCGCCCTTCGATCTTGTCGTTGGCCTTGCCGCTCTCGGACTGCTCAGGCTCCAAGCCAGCAGGCGCGAGATCGATGTCGCGGTACATACCCGATTTGACACGTTCCTCAAACGTGAGCTGGGTGACATATTGCACATGCGTCTTGCGCTGCGCGGTGTAGAAATTGGTCGCGGCGTAGGGAAGGTAGATGTCGTCGATCGGCACGAACAGCGGCTCTGGGCGGTTGCGCTTCTCATCCCACGTCAGTTTGAGATACTGCGAGCCGCCCATTGGCACCTGCGTGATGAGCTGCTCCAGCTCCGCACGGAAATCCGGGCATTGCACGGTCAACTGCCAGTTGAGCAGACGCACCTTGCGCTCAGCCTTGGCCAGCTTGTCCTGCGTGATTGGAGCGACGACATTTTCCTTCGCCGGGCCGTTGGG